AATTTGACACAGAACAAAATTTGACACAAAACAAAATTTGACACAAAACAAGATTTCTACTGGGGGTCTGTTTTCGGTCTTATTACAAGATTTCTACTAATGGTCTGTTTTCGGTCTTATTACAAGATTTCTACTAATGGTCTACTAATGGTCTACTAATGGTCTACTAATGGTCTGTTTTTGGGCCTCGGCCTCATTTTGCTCGCATCTACAAAAAAAAAATCAATTTGTTGCGTTGATGACTCTGATTATTTATTATATTATTTATTATATTATTTATTATATTATTTATTATATTATTTATTATTTTATTTATTATTTTATTTATTATTATTTTAAGAAGAGTAAAAGAGTAATTCATTTCTAAGTAAGGTTCATAATAGGTTTTAAAAATCAAAAAAAGTTTCAAAGTGCATTTTGATATACGCATTTACTCTTCTTATTTATTATTATATTATTTTATTTATTATTTTATTTATTATATGATTGAATTATTATTAATATTATTATCTATTATTATTTTTATTAGATTAATATTATTATCTATTATTATTTTCGTGTAGAAAAAAATTTGATTACTTTTGAGATTTTATTTGATATAATATATACAGCAAATATTAAAATGAATAATATATCTATTTTTGAAAAAAACCAACTCAAAAAATATTCGGTTAAATACAAAAAGGATATTCTATTTAATGAAAGAACCGATTTTGTTAAGTCAGTTGTAAATACTAGGATAAATAAATTTAATGAGTTCATAGTTAAATTAATGAATAAATATACTAAATATGATGATAAATCTACTTTGAAAGAATATTTTTATAATAAATGGGTTTTTCTTTACGAACTTATTTATTATAAATATACTATTAGAAAAATAGACGAAGTCCAAAATAGACCAACTACTGGAATTCGTGGATTATACAAATTAAAACCTTATACTATCATGCTCGATTATTATTCAAGTTATTTTAATAAAACAATTAAAAACTTTCATAATATTAAAGTTGAGATGTTTGAAAGAAAAAATAAAGAGTTATGTGTTAAATGTAATAAATTATTTAGTCCTTGTTATATTAAAAGGCATATTGAAAAATGTAGCAATAAACCTAAATACAACCATAGTGAAAAGCATAAATGCGAGTGTGGGGTATATTACATTAGCAGTAATAAGAGTAGGCATCTTGCGAGTAAGAAACATCTTAATTACAGATCACCTAATTTCTATAAAACCTTAAATGAACCCACAGATAATTTAAATAAGACTCAAAATGAACCCACAGATAATCTTAATAGAACCTTAAATGAACCCACAGAAGGAAATTCAGTAGAAATCAAATAGAGAAGAGTAAATGCGTATATCAAAACTGATGTTGAAACTTTTTGAGATTTTTTTTTATTATTTTATTTATTTTTAAGTTTGATTATATTTAAAAATAAATATAATATATTATATAAATGAAATTACTACCTAAATCAATTAATGAACTAGAAAACATTTTAAAAGATAAATCTATTGATATTTTGAAAAATCAACTATACGATTATTTAACAGATGTATTCTTTTATAAATGTGTAGAAATTTACAATAATGAATTGACACTTTTAGTAGAAAATGAAGCAATATTAGATTATTTAAATATAAACTTCGAGTATTTTAAAGAAGAAACAAAAAGATTATATTTTAATATTTATTATGATGGCAAACTTAAACTTGGCAGTATTATTAATTTTGATTTTGATAATAATAAAGATCCTATGGATTTATTTCAAAAACGAGAAGACTTTGAATCCAACCTGGCCTATAAAATTTATTTGGTGGAACAAATACAATCTACATATAGATAAAATAATTTAAAAATTTGATTATTTATTTTTAAATTGTTTAAAATAGATTTTTAAATGGATTTAGAAGAATTTGTTGATATTAAAAATTACGAAGGTCTTTATAAGGTTAATAAGAAAGGTGATGTGTGGAGTTGTGGGAGAAATAGGTTGTTGAAATATTGGTTGAATAATTATAGGGGATATTATCAAATAGATTTATCGAAAGATGGAAAAAGAAAAACACATTATATTCATAGACTTATTGGAATTCATTTTATTCCTAATCCAGAAAATTTACCTTGTATTGACCATATTAATAGGGTAAGGTCAGATAATAGAATTGAAAATTTAAGGTGGGTTACTCATAGAGATAATTGTTGTAATAAATTACAAACTATAAATAGAAAAGGCACTATTCAAAAAAGGACCTACACAAAAAAAAATGGTAATATTTCTATTTATTATGAATTACATTATAATATCGCAGGTGAATATGGATTTAAAAACAGCAAATCCAAATCATTCAAAACATTAGAAGAATTAGAAACATTTAGAAGGTCCATTTATGAATAATATTTTCTAAAATACTCATCAATGTTATCTTCATCTGTCATCGGTTCATCGTCATCAGTTTCAGCTAGTTCAACTACATAATTAAATTTTCTTTCAGTTGGAGCATATGAATTAACATTTAATATTACTTTTTCTTCTGTGTAAAATCCAAAAATCCAATATAAATAACTTAACATATTATACTATAATATTATTTTAAATGATCACAGGGTCCGTTTAGGGTCTTTGTTAAAATCTCACCAAAGATAATTCCATGAAAAATATGCTGGACTGAAAACAACCTTCTGATAATTATTAGCACCTGCTCTGGTTCGATATAATCTTCTTCTATTTTTGTCGTAATGATTTAAATGTTTATAAATATCCAATCCAGTTCTATCTTGATAATGCTGATAAGGTAATTGACCGAATGCTACAAATTTATTTTTTCCATTTTGCTTATGTTCCAAAATTGCATCGTATTTTTTATTTTTTCTTTGAGATTTTCTAAATCCGACTAATTTATAATTTAATAGATTATCCATTATAATATTATGATAAATTATTTGTTAATTTGAAACAAAATCTTCAATTTTAACACCTGCATCATCAAGTTCTCCTCGATAAAGACCATCAAAGTTCTTTCGGTATCTTCTCATTGGATTATTTGTTGTATTATCAATATAGAAAAAATTGTAAGGTTCACTTAATATGGTATTGTATAATTGTGTAAATTTCCCTTTCGGCAAATCTCCACCAAGTTCTTGCGATAAACTAGATAATTCCCTTTTGTTATAAGAGTTAAATAATGCTAAATAATTTGTGTTTAGACGAAAATCTCTTGGAATTCTAAAGTAAAGCTGGGTTAGGAAAATTGTGCTGACTCCATGGTGTCTTCCACGCACATATAACTCTCCTATCCTATCTAAATTTTTTTTATTAGTTAAAGCAAAATCATCAATTATTACTAGATTGCGAAAATCCTTATCGAAATCTTCTGGTCTCGGTAGTTTATCGAGTGTATTTTCAAAATGTTCTAGTATCTTGATTTTGTGTTCGCATTCTTTTTCTATAGTATCTTCCAATGTTTCTAGATGTTGTTTTAAAAATTTATATTTACTTTGTTCCAGATGTTTAGAGTAGATATAAACCTTGTCATAAACCAGCATTTTCAACACCATACATAACAATAAATTTGACTTACCAGCACCACTTGTGCCGAGAATTAGCATTCGGAACGGAGATTTTGGAAGAAGTTCATGTAATTGAGAATTTGTAGTATCTACTTCTTCATTAACTAATTTATCCATATTATCAACTTTTAGTATATTACTATTCATTTTTATTATATATTGATAAAATAATTTATTATATTATAATATAATATGGTAAAAAAAGAAAACGAATTTTATACTTTGAGAACACCAGCAGAATATCAGCAATTATCAATTGCTTTGTCTTACGCACGAAATAAACTAACTGACCAGATAAAAGAAGTAAAAGTAAGTAATTATAAAAGGATTAAATCTAGTATTACAGAACAGATGATTAAAAGAGAAGCACTTAGGCAACTAGCAGAAATGGATAGTTTTATTAATAAAGATGTATTAGGAAACTTATTTAATAATGAGATTGAAGAACAAGCAGAAGCAGATGCTAATGCTGGAGAAATTAATGCTCCGTTGGCCGGTGGGGCAGAAGGGGCAGCACAGATAGAAGAAGGGGAAGAAGGGAGAGAAGAAGAAGAAGAAGGGGAAGAAGAAGAAGAAGAAGAAGAAGAAGATGATGACGAATTAATATTAATGTTGGAAGAAATGAATTTAAAAAGTGTAGATGAACTAGAAGAAGATTTTGACGAATTTTATGATGAAGTAGTAGATATGGATATTGACGAAGCACAAGAGCAATTAAACGGATACGAAATATTAAAAAGTTTTATCCAGAGTCCAGAATTAAGGTCTATGTATGATGATAAAGTAAAAGACCATATAGATGATATTATAAATCTATTACAGACTAGAATTAGAGAAATAAGGAGAGAAGAAATAGCAGTAAGTAAAGAAGGAAAAGAAGAAGAACCATCAGTAAGTAAAGAAGTTGTAAAAGGTGTGTCATGGGAAGATGCCCCAAAAGTAATAACAGGAGAAAAAACAAAAACCACCAAAAAAATTAAAGTTAAAAAAACTGGCAAGGGATACGGAGCATACAGAAAACCAGCAGTTAGATATTCTATTAATAAATTAAACCTAATGACGGCAAGTGCGTTGGCAGGAAATAATAATAAAGAATTACTAAAAATAATATCCAAATAAACATTATTTTAAAAATGTTATAATATAATATAAAATGTCTTATAATATTTTTAATGATACTTCTTCTGGTGGCGCGGAACTGGGTGTTAGATTAACCAACATTAAAAAACTATCAGTATCTCAACCTAAATTTATCACATTAGATACAAACGAAACAATAACTACATACGGATTTAATCCCGTGATGGCAACTATTTTAAATCAATCTAGTTTAGATGCCTTGAAAACATTATTATTACAAAATACAGAAGAAGCAGTTGTTTTTACAGCTGATAGTAATAATGAAATCTCTTTCCACACGGGATTGAATGGTGGCAATCCCACTATCAACAATAGACGACTATATATTACAAATGAATTAATACAATTATCTGTTGGTGGAACACCAACCACATTAACAGTAGATGAGGCAGACGGAAGAATAATTATTAGTGAGATGCTGACTTACGAAAATCATACTGGTGTTAAACTAAATTTTTATAAAGATGGTAAAGATTCAGATGGAAATTTATATGAAATATCAGTTGATACTACTGGAAATAATAAAATTATTTATAAATCACCTAACGACCACCTTTTTAGAACCTATGATAGTGTTGGAGCAAGTGATTATGATATTATGTTATTACAACAAGATAACACATTTATAAATAACAAATTAGTTTGTAATACCTATGCTTATAATGATGGAAGCACCTATCCAACCTACTTATCATTCGATGCACAACACGCACATATAACAGCACCAAGTGGTCTTATGTTAAATGGTGGTTTCAATATTACAAATGGAGCAAGTGGAACAATAGCAACAACAAATGGAAACAAGGATATAGATTACAAAACACACGGCACAGGAACTCATAATTTTTATGTTAATACCACGACCCAAGTATTAGAATTAGACAGCACAGACAGCACCTTTTTATCTACTAATTTAAAAACGAATAATATAGTTAGTAATACCGATAATACATATAGCATAGGCACATCATCTAATAAATATTCAAATATTTATGGTAATGCTATAGAAACTGGAACAATAAGAACACCGACAAATACCCATTTAGAAGTTTCCCCAAATGGATCTGGTAATATTAGAACGAATAGACGATTAGAAATTCCAGCAGGTGAATGTATTATGCTTTGTAAAGAGAATAATAAGCATTTCCAATTAAATTTAGCACCGAATAATGAAGCACCTAATAGTGCTAGTGATTCATATGGCAGTGGTCTATCATTTTGGTCTTCGTTTTTTAGTCAAAATGACGCAGCACCACGGTTGTTTGCGAATATAAATTGTAGAACAACAGGCACAAACTGGGAAGGTGGGAGATTGGATTTTAGAGTGAGAGTAGATCAAAATAGTGGAACTCAGGCTGCGGTGACTGGAGATGCTGCTGAACTCAACTCTCTCCAAATGACAATAACTGCCACGACTGTAGATATATTAAAAAGATTAAATGTAAGTTCGCATATAATACCATCAACAGATAATACATCAGATTTAGGTGAACTTACAAAACGATTTAGAAATGGTTATATTGAAAAATTATATGTTAAAGAGAATCGAGTGTTCGGTGGATTTGGTGCTGGTGCTTATATAGACTTGCGTGGTGTAGGCTACGATGTAGATGGTGAAGGGACAACAACAAGTCCTATCTATTTTAATACTGGATATAATGGTGTGTTCGGTAATTTCAGTGAAACTAGAAAATCAATGATAATAGGAAGTGGAGCATCATTACCTACTGGTGAAAATAATTCATACTCAAGAAATAATATCGTGTTTTGTGTTAGTAATGCCGGTGATAATGCGATACAAGTATCTACGAGTGATGAGCGGTTTAGAATAGGACAAGTAGCAAATTACACAAGTGTGGATATTTTACCACGAAATGCCAATTGTGATCTGGGAAGTAGTGCTTCAAAATATAATTATGTCTATACTAATAATATTGAAACTGATACAATCAATACAAGTAATTCAATCACATTAAAAAATGGGGTAAATGACCTATTATTGTTAAATAACACCGAGACAACATCTTACAAAAACATATTGCCTAATGTCAACAACGACCTTAATCTTGGAAGTAGTTCAAAAGCATGGGGTCATGTTTTTACCAATTTACTTACCGTAATAAGCACTATAAGTTCTGCTACTATTTATAGTGGCACAGTTCAAGCACCAAATATCAATCCAACTACTAAGATTAATTTTACTGCGACTGGTTCATCATTAGGAGATAAAATATTATTATATGGAACAACATACAAAATAGGAATATCATCTAATTCAATTGATTATACATCGGATGTCCAACACACATTCAAAATTCAGACCACAGAAAAGATGAGAATTGCCGGTAATGTAGTATGTTCTACCAATTTAATTCCAGGCACAGATAATTCACGAGATTTAGGTAATTCGAATAATAGGTGGCAACAACTTTATGCGGGAACTACGGAAATCTCTACAAGTGATAGAACAAAGAAAAAAGAAATAGATTATGAAAATATAGATAAATACGCAAATGAACTATTAAAATTAAAACCTTGCTCTTACAAATTTATTGATGGGACTAGTAATAGACCGCATACCGGATTGATTGCTCAAGATTTAGAAGGAACTATGTTTGAATTATCTGGTGCTTACATAAAAGATAGAAAAAAGAAAACAATAATAGAAAATGGTATTTCAAAGGAAGTTGATGTTGAAGGATTCAACTACGGCCTTAGGTATTCTGAATTAATTAGTCCTATTATACGGTTATTACAGAAACAACAAGAAAAAATTACACAATTGGAACAAATGAACGAAGTAATAATCAAACTATTAAGTGAAACATTAAATAAATAAAATAATGTATTATAATATAATAATGTCTAATATTTTTAACGATACAAACACTTCGGTAAGTTTAGGAGAAAGGTTGAATAATTTAAAAAATTTATCTATAACTAGTGATAATCTTGTTGTTTATAAAGAAAGTAATACACTAGAAAAAACACCTATTACTGCCTCTGGGAAGCAAGTAATCAACCAAGTTTCTTTAGACGCACTTAAAACACTTCTACTAGACAACGCACAAGAAGCAATTGTTTACGCAAATGATGTAAATAACGAAATCAATTTTCATACAAATACAAGTGGGACACCAGATGCTTCGAATCTAAGATTTCAAATCAAAGACGACCGAATAGATAATAAAGTTCCGATTTATGCTCCTGGTGCGGAAGGAGATAAGTTTTTTCTTGATGGCACATCAAAAATATACACTTCACCAGGTCAGACACATATATATTCAAATGACCGACAGATTGTGTTATGGGCGCAGAACGAACCTAAAATGGTTATTAAAAATAATGCAAGTGGTGGTATTGAAGTCAGAGCAAGTATTATACCAGATGCGAATAATACTTATAACATAGGGGCAGATACTTTACCCACCGCTGGGGGCGGAACTGAGAACTGGTTTGCTAATGGTTTTTTTAATGCGGTTTATGCTAATAATGTATTACTTACTAGTGATGAAACTTTAAAAGAAGACATTAGAGATTTAACTTATGGTTTAGATTACATTAAGCAATTAAAACCAAAACAATACAAATACATTAATAATAGTAATGGCAGGTTTCATTGGGGGTTTATTGCGCAACATGTTAGAGAACTTAATAATAATGATAAATTGAGTGTATGGGGACTTCGTCCAAATGGCAAACAGCAACTAAACTATAATGAATTTATAGCAGTTTTAACTAAGGCCGTTCAAGAACTAGATGATAAAATAGAAAACAATAAATCTAATAGCAATAATGATAATGAAATACAATTATTAACTCATCTAGAAGAAATGAATATTGTAATTGAAAATAATAGCAGAGAAATAGAAGATATTAAACATGATGATAAAATAAATATTATTACTGGAGAATTTAATTTATTAAAAAAACAAATAAAAGAATTAAAAGAAGAACTAATTAAACTTGTTGATAAACCAACAAATGGTTATGATAATTTAAAACTACTAATTAAAAATTTAAATGCACCAGCAAAAGTTAAAGACGACCCAACTATAAAAGAAAAATTAAATGAACTTGATACTAAAATAAATTTATTATATGATAGTTATGATGAAAACAAAAATATAGATTTAACAGATATTTATGACAGAATAAATCAGTTAGAAGGCATAGAACACTACTATCCACAAATGAACCTTGAAAAAGAAATAGAAGAGATAAATAGTAAAATAAATCATTTAAATAAACCAAAAGAAGAAAATATTAAGTTAGTTGTTGAAGACGCTACAGAAACCAAAAATGAACCATTAGAAGAAATTAAGAAGACCATTTCTGAATTAAATTCAAGGTTATTATGTATCGAAGAACAAAACGAAAATGTCGATTCTGATGCAACACAATCTACACAAATAGATATTATAGTCCAAAGATTAACTTTGTTAGAAAATGAAAATAAAAAACTAAAATTAAAAGTTAGTAAGCAAACTACTATTATTAACAAGTTAGTGAATAAATTAAATTTAGATTAGGACCTATTTTAAATGATCGTAAGGTCCGTTTAGGGTCTTATTAAGAACCATAAATGGATTTTCTAAATGTTTCAGCGTCTTCAAGAGTTTTGAATGTTTTGTTTTTTCTGTTTATATTTCCATATTCACCAGCAATATTATATCGTAATTGATAAGTAATTGTAATATTACCATCTTTTCTTTTGTAGGTCTTTTTTTCAATATGACCTTTTCTATTTATAGTTAATGATGTATTACAATTATTATCTCTATGAGTAATCCACCTTAAATTTTCTATTCTATTATCTGTTTTTACTCTGTTAATATGGTCTATTTGTGGTAAATTTTCTGGATTAGGGATAAAATGAGTTGCTATTAATCTATGAATAGTATAATGTTTCCCTTTTCCATCTTTACATAAATGTATTTGATAATATCCGTTTATATTATTCAAACTAGATTTCAATAACCTATTGCTCTTACAACCCCAAACATTGCCATTCCTATTAATTTTATAAAGACCTTCGTAATTTTCAATATCTACAAATTCTTCTAAATCCATTTAAAAAATCTATTTTAAATAAATTAGAAATAATTAATCAAATTTTTTATTTATAATTTTTTTATATTACTATATTATAAAATGGCATTATCTTGGATACAGGCAGTTAAACTTTATCATCAACAACATGGCACTAAATACAAGGTTCCAAGAAAAGGGACTCCAGAATACGACGCTGTGAGAAAACTTATGGCAGACCATAAGACTGGTTCATCAGATCATACTTCTAAATCTGCTCCTAAAAAACAAGAAAATATAGTTAATGAAATACTAGAAGAATTAGACATGAGTAAAGCAAATGCTATGACCAAAGAAATTATCCAAAGACATTTAGATGAAGCACGAAGAGAAATCAATGATACATTTTTGGGGGAAGGTGTTAAAGAATTAGTTGGACTTGTTCCTAAAGTTGTTTCAAATATTCCGCAAGTTTCTAAAAAAACCATAGAAAAGGGTATAGAACTTGTTAAAGATGCAAAAGAAGGAGTTGTTGACGCAAAGGAAAAGGCAAAAGATTTATACGATAGTTGGATAAATGTTAAAAATGCGGTTGGTGTAATTGTTAAAGAAGTTAAAAAAAGTAAAAAAACTATTTCAGGTAAAGGCCTTAGACAATTAGGCAAAGGTTTAGAATTAACAGATGTCATGAAATACATTCCAGCAATGGATAAAATACTAGGATTAGTTAAACAACATCCGAAATTGTCTGGATTAGTAGCAAGTGTTAATTTAAAATCTAAAAATCCACTTGAATTAATACAGCATATTACTAGCATAGGTAAAGCAGTCGATAAAGCAAGTAATATAGCAAAAACCGAACTAAATAAAGTTATGAAAGGCAAAGGTTTAACTCAGTTAGGACGCGGAAAACACCAAAAGGGCGGATTTTTACCGTTCCTTATTCCATTTATCCCAGCAATAACCGCGGCCTTATCATCTGCTGCTGCTGCAGCTGGAACTGCTGCGGCCGGTGTTGCAGGAGCGAGAGTTGCGACCGGTGTAGTAAATGCTATCGAAGGCAAAGCATTTTAATTAATTGATTACAATTTAAAAATTTGATTATATTATATTTTATTTTAGTTTAAAAGTAAAATATAATATATATATATATATTAAAAATGGACGACTTATCACGAGAAGACCTACTTTTTTTAATTGAAGAAATTAATAAACGATTAGAAGAACAAAAGAAAAGTTTAAAAAAATACCATAAATCAGCAAAAGGGATAGAAGCAAGAAAACGAGCATCGAAGACATATTATGATAAAATAACAAAAGAACGAGTTAAATGCGAATGTGGAAAATCTATCTATCCAAATAACATGACACACCATTTAAATACTAAATTACACGAAAATAATTTAAAAAAAATCAACTTACTAAAAAAAAATTCTTGATGTTGGACTTTAATAAATATACGCAATCAGTATTTCTATATTGTCTAATACAAACATAATTAAGACCACTTTTATCTTCTTTATTTTGTTTTATTTTATAAGATTTGGGATATTTTAAATAGTGTATGTGCCTTATCCCTTTTCTATGTTGTTCTACATGAGATACATAGCAATCGCACAGCACACAATACTCCTTACTTTTTATTCTGAAATCTACTGCCACTAACTCACTGCTACTATTATACACTAATTTAGGCATTATATAATATATAATAGAATTCTTTAAGTAATTGATTATAATTAAAAAATTTGATTAAATTTAATATTTAAAAATAATTATATATATATATATATTATAAAATGACGATTCAAAATATTCTGCTACAAAAGATCACCGATAGGCAACTAAAACCAGCATCAGTTAAAACATACACTACTAATTTTAATAAATTTTTAAAAGACAGTAAGATACAACTTGAAGAAATAGGTGATATTGACTTAAAAATTGGTGAAATTCTAACATTTTTAGATAGTCTAAGTAATAGTAAAAAAAGGAATGTTATTAATCCACTACTAATTTTATTATCTAATGGCAGGCATAATGTCCCGGAAGAAAATAGGAATGTTTATGACCTATTAAACGGAATTTTAAAGAGTGAGATTGAAAACTACAAGAAAACACTAGAAACTCAAGAATTTAAACAAAAAGAAGCAGATAATTTTATGAACTACAACGAGATTATGAATAAAGTAGATAGTGAAGTTGATAAATTATTTTTAGAATATCCTACACTAAAAGATTTTAAAAAGAAACCGATAGATCTGACTAAATTAGTTATTACTGGACTTTATACCTATATTCCACCCAGAAGAACTATTTATGCACTGACTAAACTAATTAGTTTAAATCAATACAATAAACTATCAAAGTCTAATTTAGATAGTAATGTTTATTTAGTTCATAAAAATAAAATTCCTATTCTATTTCATTACGGCAAAGATATTGTTAAATCACCAACAGAAGAAAACCTGACATTAGATATTCAAAATAGAGAAAAACTGGCAAAATTACTAAATTACTACCTATTTAATAAAAAAGAATATCTATTTACTGATACAGGTGGATTTCCAATCAATAATAATTATTTTAGCAAGTTAATCCCAAAAGCATTTGATAAATATGTAGGCAAAAAATTAAGTGTTAATCAACTTAGAAAATTCTATTCTACCAGTCAAAGTAGTGAAGCATACGAGCAAATCCAGCAAGACTCGGAGATTATGAACCATAGTGTAGATACACATTTAAAGGTTTATACTAAACGACCTATTAAATTTAAGATTAAAAAGAAGATTTTGTAAAATCTTGGGCAAAACACATTTTAAGATTTTGTAAAAAGATTTTGTAAAATCTTGGGCAAAACACATTTTAAGATTTTGTAAAATCTTGGGCAAAACACATTTGGCAAAACACATTTAAAAAGATTTTGTAAAATCTTGGGCAAAACCGAATTTTTAAAATATTATTATAAATAATGATACATCTATACCATTATTTAAAATTACAGAATGAACTAAAGAAGAAGATTAAAAAAAAGAAAGTTAAACCTACACTATTTAAAAAAAATAAAAAAGATGACAAACCTAAAACATTAACTAAAATGAGTAAATCCATTTCGGTTTTTTTTTCATAACTCGTTTAAATATCAATATTATATTATATATTATATAATAATGATATTAGATAGGGGATTTATTTATAGAATAAAAGAAAAAGAAGGAAATGGGTGTTATGTCGGTTCTACTAAAAATATCCATAAACGAACTCTACAGCACAAACTCGCATGTCTATATAAACCGAATGTATCCCCTTATAACTACATTATTGGAAAGGGTGGATTTAATAATTTTACTATAGAAATAATTGAAGAAATTGAAAATATAGATAGGAAGGACTTATTAAAAAAAGAAGGGGATTATATCCGTATGTATGGAACATTAAATAAAAAAATATCTGGTAGGACACTTCAACAATACAATATTGATAATATAGATAGACTTAGAGAATACCGACGAAAAATAGTTGATTGTAATATTTGTAATTGTAAGTCTTATAAAAAGAATTTAGCAAGACATCGCAAAACTACAACGCATCAGAAAAATTTACTCGGTTGAATTCTTATTTTTTATTATACCTTGATTATAGAATGGAAAGCATTAATTTAATGATGATAAAAAAACTAGCATTACTGAACGAGTTAAAATTGTGGTTTAAAGTGAATTATCATAGATTATACTATATCCAAAATAGTGAAGTAATAAAACAGCAAAAAAGGAATTATTACATTAGAAATAAAGAAATGCTAAGAGAAAGAAAAAAAAAATGGAGAAAAGACAACCTAGAGCAATATAAAAACTATAATAAACAATATTATGCAGATAATAAACAAAAAATGAAAGAATATTTTAAAAAAAGAAACAAATTAAATAAAAATAGAAAATCTAAATTAACTGATGATGAAAAAAATTTAAAAGTTTTTAAAAAAAATATCGTTATTTCATTTTGATGGGGCAAGACCTTAAATGAACCCCTGATTGTTTGAATTAAGACCTTAAATGGACCCCTGATTGTAAATGGACCCAAAACGGACCCAAAATGGACCCTGATTGTAAATGGACCCAAAATGGACCCAAAATGGACCCTGATTGTTTGAATTAAGACCCAAAACGGACCCCTGATTGTTTGAATTAAGACCCAAAACGGACCCACAGAAGGAATTTCGGTAGAAAATCAAATAAAGAAGAGTAAATGCGTATGTCAAAACTGATGTTGAAACTTTTTGAGATTTTTTACCCCTTGTATGATTTCAAAACAAAAATGAATAACTCTTTTACTCTTCCCTATTTATTTGTTAAATATAATATATTAATTAAATATTTATTCTAATTAATATCTTATCATCTAATTAGTCTTCTTTAATCAATAAAGATAATGAAACATGCTCACCATTTAAATCCAATAGATTTTGTGCCTGGTCTCTTATACTAACTTGAAATGAATTAATATGTCCACTCGACGAAATGGGAAGAAATATTGGACTAGGAATTGTATTAGAAAGATTAGACCCTGGACCTGAATTAGGAACAAACTGGTGAAGACATACGCTCGTCTTATCATTAGTAATATTAAATCTTGTGTCTAAAATAGAACAATTAATAGTAATCGCATCTACCGAATTAGTAATGTTCGCGGCCGACTGTCCTGATGTTATAGTATTAGAACCAGTATTATTCTCGTAAAGTGCAGCAGTAAATCCAAACAAGGCATTAAATGTATTCGCAATATTAAAATCCACATCATAATTGGGTTCTAGCGTCATATCTACTCTTAATGTATTATAGTTGCCAGTAAAGTCAATTCCAGTCGGAGAATCTCCATTTGCTTGAAGTTTAGTCTGGATATAACTATTTATATCACTTACACCATAATTTCCTGCTGGTATGGTAAAATCTTTAACAACACCATTAACTACATATCTAAAGTTATAATTAGCAGTTGTTATATTATACCAAGCATACCATAAAGAATAATTGAGTAGAGCAATACTATAATTTTTCTCAGCGTCTAAATTTAGGAATTCTGTTCTAAAAGTAAAATCATGTGTTTTGTTTACATTTAAGTTAGTAGTTGTAATATTTAATAAATATCTTTCTTTAGCAACCATATTATAATATAATATAATATAATAATAAACAGAATGAAACCTAAAATTAAGAAAATTCTATTTCCAATTCACCCTTTATCAAATCTAGATATAGAAGAATATTTTAAAATTAATAAGATAAATGGTCTGGTTCGTTCTCGAAATGATATGCCTTTAAACCTTAAACCTAATTCTTGTATTGTTATTAATTTAGAAGAAATGGGTCAGTCCGGTTCACATTGGGTCTGTGCTGTTAATAGTAAAAAAGAAAAATCTATTTTATTTTACGATAGTTTTGGAGTTGATTTTCCTCCGCAGGAATTTATAGATATGGATCATAAAAAAGGGATATTAGCAAACAATTCCCAACATCAAAATATAGGAAGTGTGCTTTGTGGATATTATTGTTTAAAAGTTATTAAATCTATATTAAAAGATAATATGAACTATAAAAAGACAATGGCACAATTTACAGATAAACCTAGTGATATGAATGCTGATATTGCGGACAACCTTTAACAGATCACACCTTTATTTAGGGTTCATAAATGGATTTTAAAATAAATTAAAAATAAATCTCAAAAAGTTTCAACATCAGTTTTGACATACGCATTTACTCTTCTCTATTTGATTTTCTACTGAAATTCCTACTGGGGGTTCATTTAGGGTCTTATTTAAGATTATCTTAAGGACCATAAATGGACCTTCTAAATGTTTCTGCTTCTTCAAGATTTTTGAATGATTTGAATTTTTGGTTTTTATTTCCATATTCACCACGATTATTATATCTAACACAATAAATAGTTTTAATCTCACCATTTTTTTTTGTGTAGGTTTTTTTTTCAATATGACCTTTTCTATTTATAGTTTGAGATGAATTACAACTATTATCTCTATGAGTAATCCACCTTAAATTTTCAATTCTATTATCTGACCTTACCCTATTAATATGGTCAATACAAGGTAGATTTTCTGGATTAGGGATAAAATTTATAGCAATAAGTCGGTGGATAGAATATTTTTTTGCTTTTCCATCTTTACACAATACTATACGATAATATCCGCGTGTATTCAACTCAGGTTTCAACAACCTTTTTCTTTTACAACTCCATACATCACCTTTCCTATTAACCTTATAAAGACCTTCATAATTTTTAATATCAACAAATTCTTCTAAATCCATTTAAAAATCTGTTATTAAAATAAATTAAAAATAAATAATCAAATTTTTAAAATATTTTATTATTATATTATGAATTATTATAACACAAAACAAAATGGTGATGGGATAAGTGATTTTGTAGGAAAATTATTAGACAAAACTCAAAAATTTGCAGGAGAAAGGCATGTGCCACTTTACACTAAGAAGGGATTTAAATTGGCTCGATATGCTGGACCTGGGACAGAGATTATAAAAAGATTAGATAGTAAAGATTCAAATATCAGAGAACCATTGAATCCAACCGACAAGACGGCTCAGGCCCACGATATTCGTTATACTTTAGCAAAAACACCAGCAGACATTAGAAACGCAGATTTAATTATGATAAATAAATTAAAAGACATAGAAAAAAACAAAGAAGACTATGCTATTAATATCTCATCTGCTAAAAATGCAATGAAGTCTAAAGTTATATTTGAGAATGTTTCTGGAAAAAAAGCACTATTCGGTAATTTAGATGCTAAATCTAAAAAAGAGAATGCTATATCTGTAGAAGACGAAAAGAAACTACAAACTAAATTAAGTTCTCTTGAACTTCAAGGATTTGGATTAAGACAATAATAAATTAATAGTTTTTATTATTATTTTAATGTTTATACTATCGTTACGACAGGTTGAGAACCACTATAAGAAATAGTCGCATTTCTTTCACTAACAACCACAACTAAATAGTTTCTAGTTTCACCATTAGCAGAAGCAGTGAGATTACTTACAACTTCTAAAGTAGTTGGAGACTTGGCCCAATTTTCTGGCTGGTTAGAAGTATCAAAAGAAAATATTGAACTATTCTCCCATTCACTTCTAGAAAGTTGAATGCCACTTGAATAATCACTTCCTTTACGAAGATAGTTTAATAATTCAAAATAAGCACGAGATTTACCTTCACTATTTTGTAAATTATCGTATCTACGACTTGGCATAGTTTTGCCGTTTACACGAACTTCTAATTCATTAAATTCATTTCTAGTTTTTACTTTGGATAATTCTTGATTTAAAGATCCTCGTCTTAACATGACAAATACTTGAACCATTCTTTCACTCTGAGTTATTACTCTAAAAGTTGATGAACCAGCTTGTGTAGAAAGATTATCACTAATATAACCATTAAATACTGGATATTTGTAGTGAGATACAACACCACCACCAAGAGATGCTTTAAGAGATAGTTCCACTTCTGGACTAGGTAGAATTCTGGGACACCATAAACTCATTTTTTTAAATAGCACTTTTCCATTATTAACCCCATTTTGTCTGATTAGGTGATCCTCGGCCAGTGATCGTGTAAATTCTACAGAAATAGTATTGCCGGTCATCACACGATCGATGGAACAGAACCCAAAAATAGCACTAAGTGGAATAATAGCAGTATTTTCAGCCGAACCTAAAGTTAAAGAATGTCGTTTAATAAATCCTTTATTATAAACTGGATTTTCAGTGATATTAAGTCCGTTTTCTAAAAGAGCATTTCCAGCAACGGCATCATGGTTATATGCTCGTTGAGCGTCCGCACTTCCATCTAAAGCACTTCCAGTGTCTTTATAGTAGAACTGGTTACTTGCCGAACTCTCACTATAATCTTGAGAGTAGTGGAGTAATCCTTTAATTATAGCACAAAGGTGTTGCTCGTCAATTGTTTCAACAATCTGGTTTTGAATTCTTAAAACACACCTACTAAATAGACTCATAGCATTATTTACTAAAGTAATTTTATCGGCACCGAAGGCAACTCCATTAGTTTCAGTAATATTAAATCTAACTTCTAAATAAGAATTAAATAGATTAGTAAAGGTCGATATATCTTTAACTTGAATTCTAACCACAGAAGAATTTTCAATAACCGCATCATCACTCTTATACTCTGCCATCTCGTATTCATTTGAACTTAACATGTTAAAAGGTTTGCTATCAATTTTAAACTCGTTGGGGACAATATTCATTTTATACTATATTATAATAAAATAAAAAAAATTTAAATTAAACTAATTTAATTTAAATTATTTTTTTCCAAGTCTTCTCAATCCATTTCCGCGTTTCATATTCACACCTAGTCGTTTTAAACCCATTCCATTATTTTCACCATTAACTGCCATTCCGCTCCCCGTTGCGTTCCTTTGTTCTGTAAGTAATCGTCTTCTCTCAGCTGCCATAATATCTCTCATTCTACTTCTCGTCATTTTTTTTTCTGCTTTACTAACTTTTTGAATTGGTCGCACTTCTTCTTCTTCTTGTTTTTTATTTTTTTTACCTAAAATTTTATTTTCAATAGATCCAAATGCTTTTTCTGTTAGTTTAGTTGCTCCCTTGGTTGCTAAATCAACTGCTTTATCTTTTGCTACTTTACTTGCTTCATCAAAAACCTTTGTTCCTATTTCTTGAGCAGTTTTCTTAGATAATAAATTAAAAAATCCTTTAGACATCGCACCGAGTATTTCACTCACTCCGTCTCCATAAATTAACTCTTCATATCGTCCGTGTCCGTTTCCAACATACATGTTTTTATTTTTAATAGTGTAGTAGTCCATTATATTATATTATAATATTTTTAATTATAAAAAAATAATAATATTAAAAATTACCGACAAATTGTAGATTGGACAAATCCCCCAAACTACTTAAAATTAAACCTTCGTTTCCGAATGTTGTTTTTTTTTTCTTGCTATTGGCAACTCGTTTGTTTTCTCACTTTCTTCATCATCACTAAGTAGTTCATCTATATTAGCATTTTGACCTTGATTCACTTGTTTAATTAGTTCTTCTAATCGTTTTAATTCTCTTCTTTGTTTGTTTTGTTTATTAACTCGTTGTCTTTCTCTAACACTTTTAAAAATAGAAAGTGGATTTGTTATTTTCAATAAAATAACAAGTGTGCAAATCAGAGAAAGACCAGATTGGATTAAATTTGCAAGTTCTATATCCTGGTTGGAATAACCATAAAAATAACTAGTAATATCCGAAGGTAGTGTCGTGCTGTTATTCATTATAATTTATAGTAATATTATTTTTTTAAATTATGTCGTAATTAAATTCGTGTAGATGAGTTCTTCTTTCTTACGATCATATCTATACTCATAAACTACACCACCTTCTTCATCTCTGTAATCAATACCATATTCTTCATATAATTTATCCACATCAAACACATATTTATAAAGCTGAAGACCATTAAAAGAGACTACATCACATATCTTTAACTCATCTGGTATTTCATCATCTACCCAGTCTTCATATTTACCGAAAACTACACCTTCTTTATCAAATATTAATCCGTTATAAATACCAAGTTCGCATCTATCTAGAAAATATCTATCCGTTATAGAAATAGTATTTACCAGATGCCAATAGTCTTCAACACCATTTATTTTATCAAACTCGAAATCTAATCCTTTCTTTTCTTCTTTCTTTTCTTCTACTTCTTTCTTTTTCTTTTTCTTTTTAAAAATAATTTTCTTTTTCTTCAATTCTACCGGAGCAACTTTACTTTCTAATGGGGTTCTTTCTTCTAATGGTTCATTTTTAGAATCTGTTTCTGTTTGTGTTGAAGAAGAAACGACTGGATTAATTTTCTTAATTGTATTTTCTTCAGACATCTTATTATTTAATTTATTTAATTGTATTTTTTTATTTTTGGTTTTACAATTTCTTATATGTCTATTATAGTGAGAGTTGTTGCTTAAGGTAGTTCCGCAATCACAACAAGTATTATTAATCTGTTTTTTATCTGTATAAAATTTAATAATTAAACCATCTACATCGATCTCCGTTGTTTCTGTAAATGGTAAAGATATATTAACATCTATTACTTTATCATTAATTTTTAATTTGCCAGTAATAATTTTGGTTTTTTCTGATAAGATAGACATAGTAATTTGCTTTATATATGATATAACAAGAATTTGTAAATCTAATCAAATTTATGAAATGTGTTTTGAAATAAATAAAAAATAAATCTCAAAAAGTTTCAACATCAGTTTTGACATACGCATTTACTCTTCTCTATTTGATTTTCTACCGAAATTCCTACTGTGGGTTCATTTAGGGTCTTGGGGTCTTATTTTTAAATTATAATCTCGTTATATCTAATATCAGAAGATGAATAAAGATACAAAAAATTTTATAAATGGCGGTCTTGCTGGTATTTTGTCTCGTTCATTGACTTCTCCGTTGGAAATATTAAAATTAATATTACAGAATAATCCGCAAAGTTTAATCAGTAGTATTATAAAATCTGAGTTAAAACAATTCGGTGTAAAATCTTTATTTAAGGGCAACTTGATTAATTGTATAAGGATATTTCCACAAAAATCAATTAAAATATTTTCTTTTGAAAAAACTAAACCTTTAGTTTCTACTCGAATAAAAAATGATAATATAAATAACTTTATTAGCGGTGGCCTTGCTGGTGTAATTTCAAATACAACTATTTATCCTTTTGATACTATACGAAGTAAATTGTCTGTTCAAAATAAATATAAATATTATGGAATTATTGACTGTGTTAAAACAAGTATAAAACAAAATGGAATCTTATCTCTTTATAACGGAATTATAATATCTACCATAGGGCAAATCCCATTCCAAGGTAGTAATTTCGGAACTTATTATTATCTTAAAAAAAAATCATACATTAATAATACAGAACTAGCATCTTTGTGTAATGCTTCCGTATCTGGCCTAGTTTCTGTTGGATTAACGTATCCTTTCGACACAATAAAACGAAAATTACAATTAAAAGGTGAATTTGGAAACCCTGTTTATAAACATACATTTGATTGTATAAAATATAATATTCGTGTGTTTGGTTTAAAAGGATTATATTCTGGTTTTACTCTGTGTTTGTTTCGAATAATTCCTACAAATGGATTTTTCTTTCTTTCTTTGGAATACTTAAATAAAATATATTAATATCCATAAATGGAATTTCTAAATGTTTCTGCTTCTTCAAGATTTTTGAATGATTTGGATTTTCTGTTTTTATCTCCAAATTCACCTTCATTCTGATATTTTAATTCATAAGTAATTGAAATCTCACCATCTTTTCTTGTGTAGGTCTTTTTTACAATACGACCTTTTCTATTTATAGTTAATGATGTATTACACATATTATCTCTATGAGTAATCCACCTTAAATTTTCAATTCTATTATCTGTTCTAATACGATTAATGTGGTCGATACAAGGTAAGTTTTGTGGATTTGGGATAAAATGAATAGCAATCAATCTATGAATATAATAATATTTTATTTTTCCATTTTTACACAATTGTATTTGATAATATCCGAGTAGTTTATTCAACACAGGTTTCAACAACCTTTTACTCTTACAACCCCAAATATCACCTTTCTTATTAACCTTATAAAGACCTTCATAATTTTCAATATCAACAAATTCTTCTAAATCCATTTAAAAATCTATTTAAAAATTATGAATAAATAACTAATCAAATTTATTTTTTAGTAAACCATTTGCACATAGTATCTCTATTAGTTTTATTATAGAACCAATATACGCAACCATTGACCATGAATCCAGATACTGACAATGTTCCAACATCAACGGCATTATGTCCGTCTAGTTGTAAAGTGATAGAATACCATTGATTTCCATTTTTATCTTTAAAATCTCTATTGTTTTTTTCAATACAAAAACAACCTTGTTTTTTCAGATTTTTAAACTCATTCTTCATTTCAATTTTATTACCCCAATGAAATTCTTTCATTGATTGATTCCAAAACCAGCAAACAGCATCTCTCCTATCATCAATGAAATAGTCGTTAAATGTTTCGCGAATAGATTTAAGATTGACAAATGACATATTGTTTTGAGTTTATTAATATTTGCTGTATATATTATATCAAATAAAATCTCAAAAGTAATCAAATTTTTTTCTACACGAAAATAATAATAGATAATAATATTAATCTAATAAAAATAATAATAGATAATAATATTAATAATAATTCAATCATATAATAAATAAAATAATAAATAAAATAATATAATAATAAATAAGAAGAGTAAATGCGTATATCAAAATGCACTTTGAAACTTTTTTTGATTTTTAAAACCTATTATGAACCTTACTTAGAAATGAATTACTCTTTTACTCTTCTTAAAATAATAATAAATAAAATAATAAATAAAATAATAAATAATATAATAAATAATATAATAAATAATATAATAAATAATATAATAAATAATCAGAGTCATCAACGCAACAAATTGATTTTTTTTTTGTAGATGCGAGCAAAATGAGGCCGAGGCCCAAAAACAGACCATTAGTAGACCATTAGTAGACCATTAGTAGACCATTAGTAGAAATCTTGTAATAAGACCGAAAACAGACCATTAGTAGAAATCTTGTAATAAGACCGAAAACAGACCCCCAGTAGAAATCTTGTTTTGTGTCAAATTTTGTTTTGTGTCAAATTTTGTTCTGTGTCAAATT